AGATTCAGATTGACTTGTTATCCCATTTTGAAAATACCTTTGGCATAATTGCAATTCGGTAGTGTATTGACGATACTCAAATCCAGTAGCATTGCTTCCTACTTCTAGTTGAACACCAGTAATGTAAAGTGTTGCTCCGTTTGTAGCAATCCAATTTGTTGAACCCGCTGTGGCCTGTTTAAACCCAGCTACCCATGTATTTGCAGTTGCTTGATAATCAGTTCCTGAACCAAGATTAAATATTAAAGTTATACCACCGCCATTAGTTGTACCCCATGTGCCTGTTGTATCGCCAGCAATTGTTACTGTTTTATATTCGTAAGTATTGGCAGAATTGATTGTGTACGTTGTTACGTAAGAGCGGTCATAAGCAGTTCCATTACACAACGCAACATTAAATGTTCCAGTAACACTTGAGCGAACCCAAAAAGATATTGTTATTGTCTTTGCGTTAGCCGTACCCCAGTTTAAATCCGCTACGTTATAACCTTCAATTTCTTGAATAATCCAATAGTTATCGCCAGCCGCAATAGAAGAATCAGCAGTTGTTACTGTATAAAGCGTAGAGTTTGTAAATCCCGCTGGTGCAGTAGAAGATTGTTGAACACTAAACACTCCACCACCAAACGCTCTATTTTTCCATCTATCAAGCACATAAACACCACTTGTAGAAACACTAACACTAGCACCAGCATTTCTTTGGTCAATAACCATTGCACCATTGATAATGCGATTCTTCATAGATGAAGCATCACCAGCACCTAGTATTCCACCGCTAGTAGAAGTCTGAATTACATCAGCGTTTACTGTTCCGTATGGCATTATGCTACTCCTAATTCTTTTAATTCTTCTAGTGTTGTAGCAGCATCAGCTAAGGCAGTAATATCTCTCAACCTTTGTTTTTCAGCAACAATGGCAGTAGTGTCTGCATTTGATTCTAATGCTCTTTGAAAAGCTACATCTTGAGCAACTAATAAAGGTTTACGCTCTAAACGCAGTCTATCTTTGGTAATTTCTTTAGCTTTGTCAAAGTTAATAGTAATCATTCTTGATACTCCCAAGCGTTACGGAATGTGCGGTCTGTTGGAATATCTGAAACATCAATAATCTTAAATGGTTTACCAGTTGGTACATCTTTGGCGGCAAGTTCTTCAATAGTATGTGTTTTAAGATACTCAGGTGTTGGTATCAAAATAGATACACCGCCATTATCGTTAGGGTAAATAACTCGTTTGTTCATTTTTTGTCCAATTATCTAAATACAGAAACTCTAACAAAACTAGTATCTATTGGTGAGCCTTGAAATCTAAAAACAGTCATTGAAAATGCAGTAGTTGTTGGTGAAGCAAGTGCCGTATTATTGGCATCAGTAACAATAAAGTTTGCATCTGATGTACTAGGAACGCTACTAACACTTACATTAGCACTATAGTTTGCATCAGGCATTGCAGTTGTAAAGTTAATAGCGTATGCACCAGTACCATTGTCAGTAATAGAACTTACATTGCCACTAGCACGAATGGCTACAGTTCCAGTACCATTAAAGTTTACCCATGCTCTACATCCATATGCAGTCCCTACTGAGCCGTAACCTGAATTGAATTGTAGATTACCTGTTACAGATAAGTTGCCTGAGCCATCAGCAACGGCAATAGTGCCTGTGCTTGCTGGCAAAGTAATAGTATTAGTGCCTGCAACGCTAGGAGCAGCTAAAGTAATAGCACCGCTTGTATCGCCTGAAATGACTACTGAACTCATAGAACCACCCACCTTTGTCCTGAACTTACTGTTACTGATTGACCACTTGCTACTGTTATAGGGCCTACTGACATTGCATTAGAACCGCTTGGCAATGAATAACTAGCTGAAACAGTTGCAGAGTTTACCACCAAGCCATTGCTTGCATTAACGATTGGGGCAGTTAGCGTAGAACTTGCAAAAGTTAAGCTAGAAGATTGGTTTGGGGTTGTTGTTCCTTGACCATAAGGAATATAACCTGAAGTATAGGTAAACGGTGATGCTTTAGCGTTAAATGTAGTCCAATCTGCGGAACTTAAAGCACCACGGTTAGTAGCTGAAGCTGTTGGAACTTGAAGCGTAATTACAGGTGTTGTAGTGCCTGTGGCTACCGTAGATGATAGGTCAGTACCCGTTGTGCCTAAAGTTAATGCCGCTACCGATGTAACCGTTCCCGATCCCTTGTTATTAAATGTAGTCCAATCGGTGCTAGTCAGATAGCCGTTTACGCTACCAGTTGCGGCAGCCATACTAATTGCTGGGGTTGCACCACCTGAAGATACTACTGGGGCTGTGCCTGTAACCGATGTGACTGTTCCGCTACCTTTATTGTTAAAGGTGTTCCAATCTGTAGAAGTCAAATAACCGCTTACAGAAGTGGTAGCCGCTGGCATGGATATAGCAGGAGTATTTCCACCGCTAGAAACTACAGGACTTGTACCAGTTACGCTTGTGACTGTTCCTGTAGTTGGAGTTGTCCAAGTTGGCGTTCCTGCACCAGCAGAAGTTAATACTTGACCAGTTGTTCCAATAGGGGTAACTGCTAATGCTGAAGTAGTAGAACCATAAACTATTCCACCAGCCGTAAATGCTGAAGATTGACCTGTACCACCACGATTGTAAGCAACAGTATTACCGTTCCAAGTAGCATTGGTAATAGAACCAGCGTAATCAAGAGTATTGGTAGACCAACTTACATTGGCAGGGGTTTGGTCGTGTCTATCCCAAGAACCAGCCGCAGTTGCATTAGACAACAATACTACGGTGGTATAGCCGCCTGATGGCACAGAAACTATTAAAGTATTAGAGTTGTTATTAACGGTAATTGCACCGCTAGATTGATTGTTATTGAATGAAAATATAACGCCATTTGGCAAAGTTGTAGCATCAGGAAGTTTAATAGTTTGACCACCTGAGCCTGATATTAAATAAACAGGAGTAGATGCGGCAGTTAATACAATTTGCGTTCCTGATGCGGCAACAGAAGTAAATCCATTAAATGAAGCGTTTAAAGTAACATTATTATTGTTATCAACAGTAACGCCTGAGTTTTTAATTAATTTGCCTGTAGTACCGTCATATCTAGCTATAGCATTGTCTGTAGCACTTGATGGGCCTGTTACATCACCGCCTGAGTTAGTAGCCCAGCTAGTGTTTGTTCCGTCAGTTGTCAGGTATTTACCTGTATTTCCAGTTTGACTAGGTGCTAAAGCATTAAATCCAGCAGTTGCCGTAGTTTGCCCCGTACCACCGTTAGCAATAGCTACAGTACCAGTAATGTTTGATTGAGTTAAAACGACTGTGCCAGTTAATCCGTTAACAGAAGTTACCGCATCGGTGTTGTCCACCTTTTGCCAAACAGACCCATTAAATACTGCCCAATCGCCAACGAGCCAATCAGTAATCCCATTAAGGTTAGTAGAACCAGCAACATTGACAACATAGTAATAACCCTTAGTACCCACAGAACTGGTGAGAGTAGGTGTATTAGTGCTTGCATTCCAAGTTCCTTGATAACTTAACGCTCCCAATACTGCGGCAGGAAGCTGACTTACAGGGACAGTTCCGCTACCATCTAGGCTTGCAACGCCATTAGCTACGCCTTTTGTTGCAGTTGCAACATAATCGCTAATAGTAACGCCTGACATTGAACCACCAGTAACAGATATGTTATTACTGTTTTGGGTGGACATTGTGCCAAGACCAGTTACATCTGTGCTTGGTATGGTTGATGCCGCAGTCATGGCGGCTGTGCCATTACCCTTGACATAACCAGTAAGAGTTGCCGCACCTGTGCCACCATTGGCTACTGGGACAGTTCCTACTAAATCGTGGTTATCGTTCCAATTAGACGGCTGGACAATCGTAGGATCGCCAGCATCAGGAATGGCACTTACAAACTTATGCTTGACTGTAATAGCCATTATTGAACTCCAGCGATTTTACCGTCAGGGCCACGAATTACAGTCTTAGGCTGGCTAAGTTTATCTAGCAATGCCGCCAACATTTGTTGTAGTTGTTGATTGCTTAAGTGCATATTCTCAATTGCAGGTTGCAATGGGTGGTTTTTCATGTCGGAATATCCTAATTGGTCTTGCAAAATATTAGCCATGTGAACATTGTCAGCATAAGCAGTTTCACCAGTATCTAAGCCTGAAGATATACGGGTTGTTTCAATCTTAGCCGCATTATTCAAGTATGCCAGCAACAATTCCTTGTTATTGGTGGTATCCAGTTTAACTTGTTCAAGCTGGAGTTCCATCTGCTTTTCTTCACGGTTACGCTGATCTTCCAATTGGAACTTAAGCTGATTCTCTTGGGCTTGATATTCTTGTTTAGCCTTTTCAAGCTGTATCTGACCCTCAATCTTGGCTTGCTCAATTTGCTGTTGCATCTGCATCTTGGCTTGTTCCATCTGTTGTTCCATCTGTAACTTCTGCATTTCAGGTGATGGTGGCTTGGGTTGACCCTCTGCCGCTTTCATCTGTTGACGGAATTTATCAGCAGTTTCATCAATTAGACCTTCAAGACCTTTACCAGCCTTGAACGCTGTTACGCCAAATTTGAGCATTTCAACCAGCATTGGTGTTAGTTCAGGAGTAGCATTTGCCGCAGGTAAGGCTTGGCTTAAGAATCCACCCATAGCCTGTAAGAACTCCATGCGGTCTTGCTTTTCTTGCTGCTCATCCTGATAAATCATGGAATCTGAAGTTACTTCAATACGGAAGTTCTTAGCAGGTTCGTCTTTTAGAAGTTGTAATGCTTGCGGTATAAGTGCTTGATCTTGTGGGGATAATTGCATTGCACCGCTAATCTTAACGATGGTGTCATCGGTAAAGTGCTGGCAAATAATCTGTGCTTTGATCTGCAATAGGGCTGTAGCAAAGTTCACTACATCGTGTTGCATAGTCTTTAAACGCCCTGAAGCGTTGTTTGACTTAATAATCTGAGCACCAAGAGTTTCGTTAGGGTCTGTCTGTCCACGCTGAATATCAGCAATACCCATGATTTCGTAGATTTGACCTTTGACTTGCTCCATAGCCTGATAAGCCATGTTTAGACCTTCGGCAATTGGCTTGATGTCTACAAGGTTAATAGCCCCTACAAGTCCACCCTTTTCGCTAAATGCACCGTAGTTCTTAACTGGTAGCAATGCGTTGTTCTCACCTTCAGAGAATAAACGGGCAAGGGATGGCTCAGAAGCGTCATAGACACCCCGAACCTTAAGTGCTTGGATGAATCCATCAATACGGTCTGCTAGCGTGTCTAGCTGTCTTGCTTGGTCTTGATATAGAACAAAGTCAGGAACAGGAATCAAGCTGTCAGTAGTTAGGGTAGAGAACATTGGCTTTGGACATGGCCAAAAGTTTTCAAGTTGTAGCGGATCAGCACGGGTATCAAGAATTTTACCCATTGACTTGTTTAGCCAAATAACTTGACCTGTGGTCTTATCCCAAATCTCATAGACAACGGCTTCAGATGCACCTTCGCCCATCTTTTCGTTAAATGTCTTGGATGTATCAGGCTTAGTATCTAGCGGAATCTTGCCGCCTAGTTCCTCACCAAAGCGTTCAACAAGAGCAGGTCTACCCATGTAAACCTTACGCCATACCGCTGTAACTTCTTCCCATGTACGGGCAACGGTTAAGCCAAAGTCACGCCAATGGACATAATCTACTGGAGCACATTCGTATTCGATACGCTCTTGATTCTCACGGTGGATGCCGCCTTCGGTTTCAGCTTCGTCAATATCTTCAGTTACTTGTAAGCCATCATCAGGCATACCATCGGCTTCACCGCCCATTTCACCAACAATATGTGGCTCATAACGAACCCAAGCTGTTCCACGACCACCAAGTAAACGGTCTTGGACTGTCTGCTTCATAGCACTAGCGTAGTCACCATAATGCTCAATTTCATACTCTAATGCCCGTTCTAGCATCATTGACGCTACACGACCAATAGGGTCATTGTCACGGAATCTGCGGCTTACATCAGGTCTAGGAAGTCTAGCGAATACCGCTGGGGTGATGGTTTGGACATTAGACCAAAGGATATTGAACTTGGCATTGGGATTGTTGCGACTGCGTTGGTCATCACGATAACGCTTAACAATCTTGTCGGCTCGACCTTCCCATTCCTTGAATGTACGCTCGTAGCTGGCAATGCAGTTGTACCAATCTTGGTATGTGTGTTCCATTTTTATATCCTGCGGTGGGTAATTTTAGGGGTTTCTTTCCACATCTCGTTTAGCGTGACATCCGTTTGCCCGACATGAAGTCCTTTAATTCTTGAATCTTTGAGGATAGGACTGTCCTCGTCTTTCCAAACAAGGCTGAGATAGCGGAACGCATCGGCAGAGTGGCTTGTGAAATCGTGTTTCGGGCGATCCCTAAAACATTTTTTATCATCATCCCATTCCCTTTGATATTGTCGTAAACATTCAATGCCTTCTTCGCATCTATTATCAAACCAACAGCGAGTTAATGCAAGTCGTGTTGCTTGTATTCCGTCTTGAATTGACAGATTTGGAACGATTTTTAGATGTTTTATGTCGATTTTTGCAGAAAATTGTTCGATTATGCTCTTACCGCCTGATGCCATAGTTTTTGCTCTAGCGTCATGGGGCAGGTAATGGAAGCCATATTTGTAACCAAACTCATCTTCTTTTTGTTGCAGCAAACCTGTGTAATACGGCACAGCTTGACCGTTAGATGAATGGTGATCTAGCACCCGTATTTCCCCGTATACCACCTGAAACCACCAAATGCTAGTGCTGTCATTGAATCCCAAGTCCCAAGCCGTATGGCAAGGAAACATAGGGTCATAGTCAACAGTCGTAATACGCTCTAAGTCCGTGATTCTACGCATTTCCTGACCATAGTAAGCACCAAGAATGGCAGCTTCAAATGAGCATAAGAACTCTTGTTCGTATTGGTTGGCTGACATGGTAGCTTGGGCATCAGCCAATTCAGCGTCAGGCAATAACCCTGATACATCGGCTCTTAGCGTCTTAACATACCAATTAGGGTTCTTTTGGGCATCGTTATAGATGTCATAGAACGCATTATGTCCTTTAGGAGTGCCAATAAAGGTAGCCCAGCCTTGTCTATCAGTCAGTAATGGCCGCACAATCTCACCCCATAGACGGGGTTTCATATCTGCGTATTCGTCTAATACCACGCCATCAAGATAAAGACCACGCAAAGCGTCAGGGTTATCAGCACCAAACAGTCTAATTTTTGCTCCGTTGACAAGTTCTACCCACAATTCTGATTGATTAGCCTTAACAATGGCTGGTTCTGCAAACTTTAAAAGATAATCCCAAGCAATGTTCTTTGCCTGTGCGTAATACGGTGCAATATAAGCGTATCGGGCATTTTCTTTCTTTTCCATGATAGCCCTACGGATTGTGTCCGCAATCGTAGCTACTGTCTTACCTGCCCTGCGGTGACAGACTAGGACTGCCCAGCGTTGATCCCGTCTGTGAAAGTCAAGGAAAGCATCCCTAGCCTTATAGGGATATTCATACTTCTTTACTAATTCTTTCAATCTAGGAACTTATGTTCGTGAATTATCTTAACTGGCTCATCTTCAGGGCTAGTGTGTTCTGTCCTAGCTAGTTTAGGCACATGGTATTCAGCGACTTGCATGAAGCAATCAAAAGCTACCTTTGGCCCTAACTTTTCGTTCATAGCGATCTCGTCAAGCCATTGTTGTAGTTTGTCTGCGTTACCATCCACGAACTTAGCGATCGCTTCTCTAGCGAGTGCTGTGGACTTATTAGGCGTACCTACAGAGCGACCGCCTGTCTTTTTTCTAGTTTGTTCTACTTTAGAATCCATACCTTATCCAAGTGGTTGATTAAGATAAGTTAATTCTACCGCCTTTGTTGCTTTACTGCAACTTACTTGACTTCTTTATCCAAGTCTTTAAGTTTATTAGCTAATGCTGCTCTACGCTCTAAACGCTCACGCTGTTGTTTTTCTAGCGTAGATTCAGTATGCGGCCGTAGCATTGCATCTTCTTTTTTGTATTTGCGGCTCATTGGGGTAGTTGGGATCATCTTTACCATTACATATCCTTCATTGCGTCAGAAATAACTTGTCTGCGTGGCTTTGCAGTCTTGGCAGATTCTTTAAAGTCTTTAGCAGTTGGAGCGTTTTTGCTGCCAACCTTGTTTATTTTTTCGCCCGAACCATGCTTGATCCGCTCTTGTTTAGCGTGAATATTGGCATAAAGTCCGTTTTTCACGCTTTTTCTTCCACATACTTAGCGTAAGCATTTTCTAGCTTGGCTTTGCGTTCACCTTTGGCGTTTTCACGCTCAACATTTAAGGCAATAGCAAGTGCCTGTTTTTTAGGCTTACCAGCTTTGACTTCTGCTTTAATGTTTTTGCCGACTGATTTGGCTGAACCTGATTTGTCTAATGGCATGACTATTCCTTAATCAAATGTTTTGTTGTATGTCAAACTAAATCCGCCTTTACCCATTGGGTTACCCATAAATTCTGTTTTATTTGGGTAATAACCAGCAGATATGCTTTGATTTGGGCCACCATAAGAAAGGTCTACGCCTTGAATCACGGCAGGAATATTGTATTTATTGTTTACAACACCTTGACCTGCAATCCCAACGCCTAAATTGTTTCCAGCTTCATTAGGGTCAAATTGATAACCAGCACGACCCTTGATCATTGTTCCAGCTTGGCCCATTGGAATTACATTGCCGCCAACATTAACTTTACGCAATAAATCTGCAAGTTTTAAACCTTCACTTCCTTCACCTTCGGGCAAATTAAAAGTTTTAGGATTTAAAAAATCCATGATTAAGCCTTAAATTTAAGTAAGTAGATGGTTGTGTCAATTTCTTGGGCAATATTGTCAATGAGTTGCACAATCTCTGAATCTTGCGGCAAGTCTTGGCGAGCATCTTTTACAAACGCTTGTAAGGATTGTAGATATGCCAGCGGTTCTTTTGGCTGGTGGTATGTGCTAGGAAATTGGGTAATTTGCCCGTAAATGCCAAAATACGCTTCGGCAAGCTGATCGGTCAGATCGATAATATTTTTATAAAACTTGCCAAGCGTCTTGTGTTTAGCGTAGGACTTAGTAGCCCAATGGAAAAAGTGGGTGTTTGTGCCCGAATGTAGCATAGTTGCTAGAAATAATGCCATTGATTTTTCCATGAAACGCTCCTTTTAGTGTATTTTATAACACTTTTTTGATTATTCCTAACGCTCTTATTGCGGCATCAACACTATCTACACGGCTGATTGCACCGCCTTTCCACTTGCCCATAAAATCTAATTGGTCAGGTGTGAACTTGGCTTTTGAATCTTTTTTGATTTCCATCAAAAGTGTTTCATTTGCATAACCAACAAGTAAATCAGGGCATCCGTGTTTCATTGCGGCAAGTGACACTACAGTAGCACCAGCATCACGCAATGCCTTAACTATTTCTTTATGATTTGTGTCTATTCTTGCGTATGTCATTGATTTTCAATTAAAATAGATTAGTATCAGCTAACTTTACCATTATAAAGGTTATAAATGGGTGGCTATTATCTTACGGATGAACAATTTATAGATGAATGGAACAAAATAGGCTCTCCATTATCTTTTGCCAAAATCCATGCAATGTCAGAAAGAGCAGTATATAACCGCAGACGGTCAATAGAAACAAGACTTCAAATACCCCTTCCTAGCTTTAAAGATCAACGAGTAAACGATTACAAGAAAACAGAACAAACAGTAGGGAATACCCGTAGGGGTATGGATTTAGAAAAAGGTCGAGTTATTGTCTTTTCTGACGCTCACTTTTGGCCTGACCAAACGACAACAGCGTTTAAAGCGTTGTTAGAAATGATTAAGGAATACAAACCGACTGCCATTGTATGTAACGGTGACGCATTAGATGGGGCTTCAATTAGCCGCTTTCCTAGAGGTGATTGGGACAAAATACCAACCGTTAAGGAAGAACTTGAAGCCTGTCAATACTTTTTAGGTGAAATTGAAGCCGTAGCTAAAGGTGCTAAGTTGTTTTGGCCGTTGGGCAATCACGATGCTAGGCTTGAAATGCGGATCATAGAGAACCTTCCAGCGTTTGAGGGTGTGAGGGGTACAACTCTTAAAGAATACTTCCCTGCGTGGCTTCCTTGCTGGTCATTTTGGGTTAATGAAGATACCTGCATCAAGCATCGGTGGAAAGGTGGATTTGGGGCGGCAAGAGCTAATTCCCTGAATAGCGGAGTGAATTTTATAAGCGGTCACACACATCATTTAAGCGTAATGCCAGTATCAGATTACAACGGCACACGCTGGGGTGTGCAGACTGGTACATTAGCTGATTGTAATGGTCAACAATTTGCTTACACAGAAGATACCCCAAAGGATTGGAATAGCGGATTTGTGATGCTTTCCTTTGAAAGAAGCCGTCTTTTACAACCTGAAATGATTAGGGTTTGGGGAGAGGATGAAATCGAGTTTCGTGGGAAAATACACGCTGTATGAAGATTTCGCCAAAAAATCTTGAAGGTATTTACTTAACGCTTGCTAAGTGCTATCCGTTTACAAAATGGGATTTGCCGCCTAGCGAATTATGTCGTTTTTTAGTTGTAGATGACCATACCGTTATGGCAACCTACGAATACGATGAATCTTTAGCAAGACCACATATCTTTTGTATATCTAAAGCAAAATGCGGTCATTACGATACCGTCACTAGGTCTATGGCTCACGAAATGATCCATTGTTCCCGACATAAATCAGGTAAATGGAATCTGCACGATGCTACATTTAAGCGTAGAAAGATGCTTGTGGGCCAAGAACTAGGGTTTGACGGTCACGAACTCTAATTACTTACCAAACTTGTAAAAGTCTTTCATAGTAGACAACACGCAGTTATACCAAAACTCATACATCTGCTTGGTGCGGTCTGCCAATTCTTCATACTTTTTAATCTGCTCATCAAATGTAAACATAGCAATCTCCTATTAAATGTTGCATTGCACCATTTTACATTATTTAGCCATGATGTAAAGACCGACATTAGAAAATGCGTAACCTGTATATACAACTGCCATAGGCATATTGCCTTTAAATCCTTGTTCTAACCCGATGTATAGGTAAATAAGACCAGTAAGAATGATTAGCCAGCTACTCACTTAATAAGACTTTCCGTTTTCTCCAAAAGCTGTTCTTCCGTGATTCCGTATTCTTGCTCGAAGCGTTTGCGACCCATTCCGTGAATACTGGTATTTGACCCTCTATGGTGAAAGGTACAGAGCGGTATAACTGGACTGCGGCTTCGTATGCCACCTCGTCTAATGTGATGCAGTTCTGCTGGCGTTCCTTCATTGCCTTGATGCCTACATAATGAGCATCCCAGTTCAGCAATTTTTCGGTATTTTTCTTTTTCATGCTTAGTGGCCATTGATGTGATCTACGGTCATTTGTTCTAGCTTATCGCTTGATTCTGCAATGTCTACGCTGATCTCTAGCATTTGGGTATAGTCTTTGCGGTTCAGGGCATCGTCATACATCTTGCAAAGTAATTTAAGAATTAAAAATTCTTCGGTGAGTTTTAACATTATTCAATCTCCAATGTGCATTTATCGCCTGATGCGATTCTTTCAACGGTTACTTCACATAAACCTTCTACGCTTTTAAGGTAATTGGCTATAAATAAACATAAATTTTCCATAGTTGGTCTGCCCAAACCTTCAACATTATCTAAAAACTTGTGGTCAAGTTGTAATTTAACAGCATCAATAGCCCATTTAAAATGTCCAAAATCTTTTACCATGCCGTTTTCATCAGGTTCACCCTTAACCGATATGCTGGCGGTATAAGTATGCCCATGTATGTTTTCAGATTGCATTTTGGTATGAACATCAATATACCTAGCTTTTAAAGTGTGTGCGGCTTCAAATATAAATGTTTGGGTTAGTTTCAAAATAAATTATCCTGTTCAACTTGCATAAAATTCCATACTGCTGGAGCATTGTGGGCTTCAATTCTAGATCGCATTACTTGTGCTCTAGCTTCTTTAGTTGGCGGTGGATAATTGCCGTTTTTCCAATTTTTATCAATTCCTACATTTCTACCAATATTGGTGCTATCAGTTGATGCAAAAGGCAATTTAGTGAATATTGAGGGGTCTAACATACGCAAGCCATGAAGTTTGCATATTGGCTTACCCATATCATCACAAATGATACGCATAGCTTGTCCAATTCTTGACCACCAAGCGGTTGTACCTACTACTCCGTATTCGCCTGAACTACCAATACAAACTCGAACATAGTAATTTGCTAATTGTTCTAGCCTTTCTAATGATTCGTGCATATGCCAAACAGGAGCACCAAACCATTTAGGCAATGGGCAATCTTCAAGCAAAGCGTCATTGTCAGCTTCCGTGCCGTCAATTACATCAGGAATGACAGCAAAATCACAAGATGGCACTTTTTTAAGATTTAATGCCCAATCATAATAAGCATCCCAATCAGTTATAGGTTTTCCGCTTTTCCAAGCACTAAAAGCACCATTATCTATGGCAAAAGATTGGCACACCTCAATAGCAGTTCCAATTTGATCAGGATGGGCATAAGACACAAACGCATGACCAGCTTGCACAGCATAGTTAGCTACTGTAGCTGGGGTTATAGGAAGTCCATGATAATGAATCATAAAAAATGTTCTTTGTTTAAATTGTTGTTTTTCATATGTTTTCTAAACTTACGAAATATTGCTTTTAATGATGATTGAACTTCAGTTTTAGAAATATTCAATTCTTTTGCAATATCAACAACATCCATGTAATCGCCATTTCTTTGGTCAGGATAATTGTTTTTAGACCCTTTTTTTTTCATTTAAGTATGCGATCTTGATTACGGTTAGATACTTCTAAGGTTTGCCATGTGGAATGTCTAAGTCTAGCTGCTTCTAGTTCCCACTTTAATTTTTCTGCGTTTTCGGTAGCTGTGCCAATAGAATTGCATAAATCTTGGTATTCTTGGCTGGCGTAGGCTTCACGCTCCTGTGCTCCTATGGTCTGTTCGCCTGACTTTTTCATCATAATCGATTTTAATGAACTCTTAAAAGTTTCTAGTTGGGCTAATTCACCTTTAGCTTGTGCGTACTTACCTGCGTTTTCAAGGATAAAGTCTATACATTTATTGGGGTCTATCTCTCTCATTTTCCTAGTCTTTTCTTTATCAGCATCTTCATGCGTTCTTCTTTTTCAGGGTATTGAGCCAACAATCTAACGACTTCGGGCCATCCCCTGCGTTTTGCTACTGCGATGTACCACTCAACCAAATAATTATCAGAGTTGTTCTTCAAGCTGCTTTATTTTCTGACTAATTCTTGCCCGTAATTGCTGCCAGCCTTCACCAGCATAGGGAGTTACCCCTACTTCTTGTGCTTTTTTAAGTGTTAGTTCTTCTGTAGCGTAAAACGGTAATTCAGGTTTCTTTAAGGGTTCAATGTCAAGTTCATCTTCATACCGCCCAGCCCGTAACCAGCTGGCAGGATATGGTATGTAGTCTTTAGCGGTTTCTTTTATCTTCCAGTATTTAAGATGGCTTGGCAGGGCTTCTATGGCTTTTTCTTGCTCATCGGCAGTCATAGACTTCCAAGCCTTTTCAGCGTCTTTACGAGCCATTTTACGGGGATACAAACCATAGAAAAGAGCAAAGGTCATTGTGATTTCTCGCTTATTAAACTGCTCACTTGAGAAGTTATCTTGGTAATGTATTCAATGTCGTTTAAAGATAGCTGACCCATTAACTGCAATATCTTCATTACAGCAATGTCGTTATCTAGCGGCTGTGGTTTAACTAAAGTTTCAATCATTTTTTTGCCCGAACTTTAGGCTTGGCGATAGCAGGTCTTTTACTTTTATCAGGTCTAACTTTGTATTCATCAATTGCTTTGGTAAGCATAGCAACAAGCCCCCATTGGACAAGGACTTCAAGTCCTTTTTTGTCAAAGATAACTTCAGCGTTGGCTGAACCATCCTCATTCTCCTTCAGTATCTTTACTTGTATCTTCATGGTTTGCAAACTTTAAAATAGGTTTATCAAGTGCCAGTTTAGCCAGTTCAATGTATCTATCAACTTCTAATCTATCTTCCCCACCAATAGCAGCTTTGCTGTGTGCAATCGGTTTACCCATGTTGTCGTAATAAACTTCACGGATTTCAAAGTAATCCTCATAGGGGCTACTCATATTTACTAAGCGTAAGTTCCAAGTCATGTTTTTACCCAATAAAGAATGATAAACAAAAGGAACATTACCGCACCAAGTATGGCAAAGATTCCAACAGAGAAAATTAACATTAAGTTTTCCATGCTGAAAGTATATGTTAAGTGGGCTTAATAATATCTAATTATTTATAGGTGTTTTCCCTATGTGTTGTTTTTTTGTCAGGATTGCAAGATTCAGGACATAGCTATCCCTACTATGAGGAATAGCTTGTCAGTCTTGCTGAGTTCTTGGCTCAAATTATTGCTTCGATGTCTTTGTCGTGCCTAGGTCTGTCGTTATCACATCATCGGTCTATCCATACAGGACGGTTCTTCTGACTATCCAAGCAATAACGGATAGGGAAGGGTGCATAAGCACCTAGTAGTTTCTAGGGGTATTTACAGCCTTTACCGCAGCAACACGATTGAGTGCGGGCTAGATTGTGGGAAACAAAAAGGGCTTTATAGGTAGCTTTAGCTTGAACGGCTTGGGAAAATTACCTCACGAAACTTTCCTAAACCCTAAAACCACCTATAAAACCCTATTCTGAGTGTTCAAGTCCTCAATGAAAACAAGTATACACTAATCTAATTCAGGCCATATCATTTTGTAAGAAAGCGGAAAAAGGCTTTTTCTTGACCATAAACCGTGACTTTCTTTTTCTAGCGTGGCGGCTAGGATTACCAGCTTGTCATAGGGGATTACCCCGTTTTGCCACATAGACACCGCTGGAACGCTTACTCCTACTAGGTTTGCCACCTTTGTAGGCCCACCCAATAGGGCGATCATTGCTCTTGTAGAAGTTTTATCCATTCAGCTATCTTAACAAATAAACAACAAATTTACAAATAAAGTGTTGACATTGTATTTAAGCTGGCTTAATATAGTCTTACGGTATGTGCCGTGTAAATTTAGGAGAACTCGTATGAGTGAGCAAGATCAAGACTTTCACAGCTTCCAACAACATTTGGAACGCATCTTTAAAGACCTCGATGATGGGGTTTTCTTAACCGCAGACGAAATTGGTGACTTACGCTATGCGTGTGGACTACCCTCGCCTGTACGAAACACTCAAGTAAACCCTGTTTTGCGTGATGTTATTAACGACTTTGGCAACATCTTTAGGAGCAAATAATGTTGAGATTTTACAAGATTGGCATTGTTTCTACTTACGAAATACAAGATGTAATTGAAGCTAAATCTTTAAAAAAAGCCATTGAAATAGCAAAAGAACGCTATGACGAAGGTTGTTATATGCCCGATGATGATGAAGTTACTTATTACGCCCCAAAGTTTTATGAACGATATATAGACACTAATGATTTTGAAAAGGAAGAAAAATGATTATTTCAGACAACAGTAAAGAATTTAAAATTGCCCCAGCTGGCAACCATATGGCAAGATTATACCAATGCATCGACCTTGGCCATCAATCAGTTGAATGGGCTGGCGAAACCAAAATTATGCACAAAGTTGTATTGACTTGGGAACTGCATGGTGATGACGATAGCGGTGCTCCATTAAAGACAGACGATGGCAAACCGTTAATCGTGTCTAAACGCTATACCGTCAGTCTTGGAGATCAGGCACGGTTGCGTCAAGACCTAGAAGCGTGGTCTAACAAGAAGATGACCGCAGAAGATAGAAAGAACTTTGACCTAAAAAATCTATTAGGGAAATTCTGTATGGTCAATATTACCCATTCAGAGGATGGCCGTTACGCTAATATTTCAGGCATCAGCCCTGTTCCGACAGCGTTGCGTAATGCCCAGCCTGACGGTATTAACGCACCAGTTCATTTTTGGTTAGCTGAGTTTGACCAAGCTAAATACGATGCGTTGCCAAAGTATTACAAAGAAAAGATTGCCGAATCATCTGAATGGCGTGGTCAAAAGGCTAGAGAAGCAAATGCCCCAAAGATTGAAGATGACAACCTAAACGATATTCCGTTCTGATTATGATAGTTAAAGATAAGGTAGAAAATAATGGTCATTGGTATACAAAAGACGGCACTCCAGCCTATACAACCATCGGCAAAACTGGGGAACGGCCAACCACGCTTCGGGATGCACGAAAAGAAGGACTTTTGCCAAGTGTTACAACAATTAACGGAATGTTATCAAAAGCAGGTCTTGATACATGGAAACAGCAACAAGTCCTCTTAGCTGCCCTAACTCTACCTAGAGAAATAAACGAACCCGAACAGGAATGGCTAAAGCGTGTTATGCAAGATAGCCGTGCTACTGGTCGGGAAGCCGCAGAACGGGGAACTGCAATTCACGCCATTATCGAAGGGTATTTTGAGCAGGTGTATATGCCTGAAAAACCAGCCTATCTTGATGCTATTGATAGTGCTCTTAAAAGTGCTTTTGGAGAACAACCGTGGCTTGCAGAGAAGTCTTTTGGACATCATCTAGGGTTTGGTGGCAAGTGCGATTTAATGGCTAAACCCATCAACGGGCAGGGCACAGGTTACATCGTTGATTTCAAGACAAAAGACACCGATTTGGACAAAGTTGATGTATATTTTGAACATGAAATGCAGTTAGCGGCCTACCGTGAAGGACTAAACTTGCCCTCTGCTCGCTGTGCCATCGTCTTTGTCAACGGAACTTTAAACCAAGTAAAATTAATAGAAATAGAAGAACCCCAGCTTCAAAAGAGTTGGGAGTGTTTTCAGCACTTGTTACGGGTCTATCAAATCAAGAACAACTTGTAATCATGGGGGAAAGCATCACGGAGCGAGTACCCCACCTTATTAGGGCGTTAAGCCGCCAAAGTAGGATGCAGTAATTGGGTTATTTTGCGGCTTTCTCACCCATTGATAACAACTGCCAAATACTGCCCTGTTGTATTTTTGCAAAACTAAGGGTAAGTCCCTATAAAAAAGTATTGACAAAGTTAAGCTAACTTAATATACTGGTATTACTCCATTGGGGAGTGAGATAGAAAAGGAGAAGTAAATGAACGAAATTAAAACAGGCGGTCAAGTTCTTACATTTGGCAAAGTAAAAGGGCGTTGGTCTTACGATGGCCGCATTTCTTTAAGTGTCTTGTATTTTGAACAAGAATCAGAAGCCAACAAAATTGCTAAACAAGTTGTAAAACAAGATTGCCGTTACAACGGTGGTTGGTTTGATGGTATGCCTTGCGGTAGGTCAGACGCTTTTGACTATGAAGATAGCAACGGCACTAAATGGTACGCAGTAACCTGTTAATGAAATAGCCCCCTACGGGGGGCATACTTTAAGAAAAGTGAGATAGAAAATGAAAGACGGTCATTACATAGATTCAGTAACTTACGGCAACACTCAGATTGAACTGCGTGGTTACAACAACGAAATCTCTTACGCCTACATTGGTGACAACGACATTACCGAAATGGTTTATGAACTAGACCTTTGGGAACAAATCGAAAACAAAACAAAGGAATTATCATGAAATATTTATACCTATTAGCACCATTAGCCCTAGTTGGTTGCAGTTCTTTTGAGCCACCCAATGTCACGCTAGAAACCGATAAACAAGCCTTTCACATGACCCGTGCCCAAGTGATACTTGGCATCAATGAGTGTGAAGATGCTGGCACAAGACCTATTGTTATTACGGCAAAGCGTAAGATTAACGGTGTTACCACAGATGTTCCAGTAGAAGTTACCTGCAACCCACGCTACAAGATTTTTCACTAGGAGATCAGCATGAAAGACCTTATTTTAGGTGCATTGATGGGATTGTTTATTGCAATTATTGTGTTTGGCACTAATTATTTAATGCACGGTAACGCAATATGATTGAAGTAGTTTTATCCAACACCCAAATAATGATGGCCGCCCAAGTTGGCGTATTGCGGCATCTACAATTTTTAAAGCGTAACGCTAGGCCAATGTACGGTCTTGATGTTAATACTGATTGGAAACTTCAAATAGAAGGTGCTTTATCAGAATACGCTTTAGCAAAGCATTTGGGTGTTTATTGGGAAGGTGTTGGATACCCTGACGCTGACGATGTAGGAAAAGAAGATGTTAGGGCTACAGAGTACGATGACGGGCACTTAATACTTCACCACCGTGATAAAGACAATAAGAATTACTGGCTTTTAACGGGTAAAAACGGGCATTATAAAATACGGGGTTTTATTCTAGGCAAGAACGGTAAACAGCAAAAATACTGGCAAAAAAGAGAAGTTAAAGGTCGTGACCGTTCAGCTTTTTTTATACCGCAATCTGACCTACAAATGTTTTAAGCGATTTGACGCCCGTTTTTAAGGTCGGTAAGGGTAAGACCACCTGTGTATTGAAAATGGGCTAATTCTTTGAATGTACGCCATTCTCCAGCCCATTCTAAACCAGCTTCTTTTCCTAGTTGTCCTACTTTAGCCCATACAGGGTGAGAACCATCCCAGTCAGGTTTGCCGTTGACCATAGGTACGACATCAACAGCACAACGCCAGTTATGCCAAGAATCACCTGCTTTAGCATTAGTAACCACCTTTCCAGCTGTAGTCCTACCTTGTTCATATAAAGCCTGTTGTGATTCATTATCACGGTATGTAGATGTAACTAACAGGTCTATGCCGTTATCCTTGCACAAGGCAATAAAACGCTCTACACGCTCTTTTGCAGGGGCTATCAGGTCATCAAGGTTTCGGCTGTTTATCATTTTATTGGGGTAGAGTTATGAATCATATTGTCTTTAGCTTGACTGCTGGCTGAAGAACCAAAGTAAAACGCAATAATACCTGTCCAAGCAGTTCCTAAAGAACCTAGCATTAGCATTAGGGCATCAGAAGTCATAATTTTACCTGACATTAAACCGCCTAAAATGCCAAAGAATCCAATAGTTACAAGAATAGACAATACAGGGGGAATAATTGATTTAGTTTCTTTTTGTAAATCACGGGCAGAAGCACGATCTTGAACTGCTAATTGTTCAAAATTAAGACCTAATTCTTGTTCCTGTTTTTGCAGTTCAATTTCAGCTTGTTTTAAGCTGGCAATCTGATCAGCGTTTAATTTACCGCTATCAATGACATCTTGAACTTTATCTTCGTCTACTCCTAAAGCTTTAGACACCGCAGTTACGGCAAGACCAGCTAAAGGGCCACCCAAACAAGTAGCAATTGTAGGTGCTAATTTTGCTAACCAATCCATTATTTAATTCCCCAAGTTAAATACCACGCTATTAAAGCAGCTAGAGCAAAACAATAAAACTGCACCCTACGCACTTCTTTTAAATCGTGCTGAAATTCCTCGTTTGCTTTGCGTTCCATATTCTCAATATCTAGCTTAATTCTTAATACTGCATCCCACTCTTTAGCACCATATTTCTTAACAAAATCAATTTTTAGCTTGGCTTCTTGGTCGCTAATTTGTTTCTTTTTTTGCCAATCTTCTAATGCTTTAATTAATGCTGTTTGTTTCTTAAACTCTGCTTCTCGTAATGCTCTGCGTCTTTCTTGGGCTTTTTGCTGGGCTACATCGGTAGCGTCTTGCTGAACGCCCTCAATGCTCTTAGATAAGCCTTTAGCAGCTTCTCTGCTTGAATCTAGGCTATTAGAAAGCCCTTTAACGCCTTCTGATATTCCGAATGGATCAGGCACATCATTAATTTAATTTGAAAGCTATAGAAACAAGTGCGGCAATAATAAAGCCAGCAGAACCAATTAATATTTGCTCAAGTCTTTTTAAGCGAGCATTGATTGTTTCATAACGAAAAGCACAAACTTGTTCGTGTGCAGACAAAGCGGCTTCGTTTTTATCAATAATAGACATAATTAAGTTTTAATAATGAAGTTAATTGCAAGGTATGGTGATAAATTAGCCCCTGTGCCACTTACACCAGCAGAAGCGTTAGTTGTAGCTACTGTAATTCCTGTAGTTGCAGAGTTTGTGCTAATAGTGCTTCCGCCTTGACTATCAGATGTATTGCTGCCTGTGCCTATTCTTGCACCAAAAGGAATTGTATGACTATGACCTGAATCAGTAACAACAGAAGTAGCTGTATGGGTATGGCTTACTACAACCGCATCAGCACTACCGCCTGTGCTTGCCAAAGCATAAGAACCGCTTACACCAAATGGTGAACGACCACGCAAATCAGGCAGATTAAAGGTAGTAGAACCATCGCCTACACCATAAGTTGTGCCAATTAAAGCATACAAATCAGCGTAAGTTACTCTTGAAACTGCTGCACCTGCACATAATAAATACCCTGTTGGTGCGGAAGCGGTAGGCCACATTTGCATAGAACCAGTAAGAACCTTAGAAATAGGTGCAGAAGTCCAAACAGTTCCATTAGAAGTTAAAACATTACCAGCGGTACTAGGTGCTACAGCAAAACCAACAGAATCTACATAGGCTTTAGTAGCGGCTTCTTGTGCAGAAGTAGGGTCGGTAAGATTGATAATCTTGTTATTACCTAAATTAAGGTTGCCCGTCATAGGTGTTTGACCATCAGACGCTACGCTACCTGTCATTGCGGTGGCAAGGTCAGTAAGGGTGCTATTAGCCCATGTTGAACTAATTACTGTGTTAGTTACTACTGGATTACCAGCAGGTAGGGTATATGTACCCGATCCGTTTCTACTCATTGTCTATTCTCCGTATTGCCTGATCGTTGCATTATTAACATTTTAGCCAATTGCTGTGCTTCTTCTGATGATGGCAACGCTTGTCTAATTGCACTAGTAGGTGCGGCTTGCTGTTGAATTAGTCTGTTTTGCATGAAATCTGATAAAACAGCTTTTCTAGCGGCAGGGCGAAGTCCTAAAGCAATAGCAGCATTTAAAGCACTTGTTTCTTTATTTTCACCACCAAGCATTGATGCACCACCTGTAAGACCAGCTACGGTGTAATCTAATGGGCTAATCCCAATAGTTCCACCAATTTTTTCAGGCATTTGTGACGCTTTAGGAAATGCTAAACCAAATTCACCAATATCTTTAAGTTCACCACTCATAGGTTTGCCAGACTTTAAACGGGCTGCTAACGCTTTAGCATCTACAGAACCCGTTTTAGGATTAAGTGCTTTTTCAATAGTGTAAGTTTTAGCAATCAGTTGTCTAGCATCTTTAAACTTATTTAAAGCGTCAGGTTGACCAATATTTTTTAAATGATTTTCAATGGCGTTTTCTAAAGCTGTAGCGGCTTCTTTTGTAGCTTTACCTAGATCGGTATTGCCAGCACGATAAGCAATGTCTGCTTCAGTTCTAAGTTGTTTAATTCGAGATATTGCAGAACCAGCATCAAATGCGTCTTTTCTAACAGAACCAATAGTTTCTAATATTTGTTTAGAAGTAGCATTAGGAAAATTCATTTCAGCTTTAACTGCGGCTTCTCCAGCTTTGTCTAAAGCATCGTGGAAACCTTTATTAGGGACAATAATCCCTGCATTGCTAATGTTGTCATAAACTTGACCAGCTTTATCTCTAACCGATTTAAGCAATTCAGGTGTCATTACAGCATCATCAGCCAATCCTAATGATTTAGCGGCTAATTTGTTTGTAACATCTTGATTTCTAATACTAGCTTCTTGCAAAGTTGATAATTTGCCAGCTAAACCTTCTAATAACCGATTTGTAATACCACCACCAGCTTGCGTAGGTGGAACGGTATAGCCAGCTTGCCTTGCTTCAGCAACAGCCGTTTGCATTTGTGGCGATAATTTTGTGCCACGCAAAACATTAACCGTTTTTGATGCTAATTCTCCAGCAATAGGAAAAGCACCGCCTAATGCTGTTTGAATACCAATATTTTTGTTTTTAGCTTCTCTAAATTGTTCAGGCGTAAGACCAACTTCTTCAGGAGTTGCCAATGCAGAAGCACCACCAATTAATGCACCTTGACCAACATTTTTTGCAGTATTTGCAAAACTAGGGATAACCCCAATTTTTCCACCAGTAGCTAAATAAGGAGCGGCTTGACCAACCATGCTTGCACCTTTAAGCAAATTTGGTGATCCTGATTGTTGTTGTGTGCCTGTTTCAATTTGATTGATAGCGTTTAAAAATTCTTCAGGCTTTGAAAGATTTCCTTGTTGAGATTCACCACCAAAGTAACGGTTTACTGTTTGAGCAAGACCACCAGCATTTTTAGCTACACCAGTTGCCACATTTATAGGCAAAGCTGCCGCAGTTGTTAATGCTTGTCTAGCATATTCTGTGCCACCAGTAGGAGCAGAGCCATAAGAAGATGTAGTTAGCGGTGTTCCTTCAGGCGAATACTGTATATTTTCAGCACCCTGAGTATACATATTGCCTTGTTCAGGCGTTGCATTAAGGCTGGCTCTAGCCCTAGCTAATGCTAATGCTCTTTGTTGTTCTATTGTAAATTCAGCCATTATTTGCCTAATCGAATAATTTACGGTCAGCAGGGGACATAGCGTTCCATTCCGCTGGCGTTATTCCAGCAGGGATTCCGTCTTTTTTAGCAGATGGAGCAGGTGGCGTTGGTTTTAACAAGTTAGCAGGAACGGTTCTATTGTGTGTTTTGTACACATTCTCAATAATTTTGTCTGCTTGCTTAGAAAGATCGCTTGCTTGTGATTGCAAAGCATCTTTACTTGTCAATAAAGCACCCAATTTTGTTGGGTCTTTGACTACTGATTGCAAAATAGCATAGTCAGGGCCGTTCAAAACACCTAAGTTGTATGCTTCTTTGGCTTGCAACATCATATTGTTGTAGGCGTTACCCATTTTTGCTCTTGCATCAGGATTTACCATGTCTAATGTGTTAAAGCTTGTTAAGGTGTCTTTGTAATTAACAATGGCATCTTTGAGGTTTGTAGCACCAGTTACTTGTTTTGTAGCACCTTCAGGCAAATTGCCTTTATTACCCATTAATTGCTGACCATTAAACATAACAGGTGTAGCTTGATTTGGGTTGTTAGGGTTTACAGCCACATAACCGTTAGCTGTTTCGACAAGTTGTGGCTTGTTTTGACTAGCCGCTTGTAAAGCTAATGATTGCTTTTGATAAGGCGTCATTTGATTTTCAAAATCAGCTAATGTGCCTTTAAAATTTCCACCTTCAGGAGTTTGTGCAAACTTGAATTTTGCAACAGCATCAGGGGTTTTAGGAATTGCATTAGCAATCAAAGGTGCGGCAAATTGACCAGCATATTCAGGATTAGCAGTAGCAATAGCCCGTGCTTTTTTCAAGTCACCTGCGTCTAATGCTTGGTTAATATTTTCCAATACACCCATTTTTTGTTCACGGATAGCTTTAGCTAAATCTAATTGGGCTTGCTCACCTTTTTCTACACCTCTTTGACCAAAATAAACATTGGCTAAACCAGCAAGATTTTGTGTAATGGAGGGGGCGACATAATGCCCACTAATCATCTGACCTTGTGGTTGCTCCATGCCTTTTTGCATAAGCATTTCAGCCATTTTTTGTTGGCGTAAAATCTGTTGCTGTTGCAACATCTGTTCGGGAGTTAATGTTCCAATATCAGTTGGCATAATTATTCAATTCCTGAAGAACCTAAAGTTGCACCGCTATCATAATTAGCGTATGGATTTGACCAATTTGGCGTTTCTCTGCCACCCATCATTTCAGGTTTAGTTGGGTCTTTTTTACGCAATAATGCCGCCATAGCCAAAGGATTCATACCACCGCCTTGCGATTGCCCAGCTTGCTGTGCCAATTGACCTTGCTGTGCAAGTGCCGCTTGCTGGTTAGCTTGTTGTTGACCAAAGTTTTGAAATACAGGCTGCAAACCGCTAACATCTTGCATTGGTTGTGGCATTAGGATATAGGGATTCATAGTAGTCCGTAATCTACGACTTTATAGCCGTCATTTAAGGTTTTAACTGCATAAGGATAGACCTGCTCTACTTCTTGAGCCATGTAGCCGTAATGAGTTCCATGACCAGCTAATTCGTGGTCTTTAAACTCAGGTTTGTATTCGTATTTGTAAACAGTCAAACCGTTATTAGCTACGCCAATGATTTCAATGTTTTCTTTTGTGCGAATATCCGACATACCAATCAATCCAGCACCGCCAAGACTAAATAAACCGCTTGTCATTGCGTTATTAGCCGCATTTTGAGCATTAGCCGCACCTAATTGGGCGTTATAACCCATCTGTGTTGCACCCAAAATATCAGGGCCAGCCGTTGTAGCTTGTTGTGCAGAGTTTACAAAGCTAGGGCCTTGCACTTGTGCTCCAGTTCTTACAGCACTTAATGTATTGAGTGGTTCGTTACGCAAATAGGCTTGTTCTTGCAAGGCAGATTGACGGGCTTGTTGACCAACGCCAAAGCCTTGAGTAGTTGCAGCGGCTAACAGATCATTTTCTTTTTGACCCTGTGTCATCATTGCTCGTTTGTATGCTTCTGAACCTACGGGTATACCCCTATTAGCCAAATCAACGCTTAATGCTTCACGACCCTGTTGTATTTGGGGTGCAAGTCTTTGCATATACGCATCTTGGTAGCTTTGGCTAGGATTAAACCCTGTGGTTGGCAATTGGCTTGTATCAAAAGGCTTATCAAGCATGGTGTTGACATAACCCAAGCCTTTACCAGTAAGTTCACCAAGACCTAAACTGGTTTGATTTTGGTAATCTAAAAGCTGTTGTTGTGCAGGAGCAAGGGATTGTGTAGCTGTCCAAGTAGGATTGCCATAAGGGTCTTGACCGCTAATGGTGTAGTTTAAATTACCGTAAGGGGTAACTTGATTTACACGATTGGCAGCAGTAGCGGCTCTTGCCGCATCTAAATTACCTGCTGCTGTTTCCTTTGCCGCACTTGCGTAGTCGGGTGCTGGGGGAGCACTAGCTGACTTTCCCATATCTTTCTCCTAAAAATCTACATTTGTCTTTTGACATTACAAAAAACAACAAATCTCCAGTAGGAAAAACATCAAGTAATCGTGCTTGTTCCTCAAACCCCAATTTCTTGACAAACTCTACCGACTTGTCGTTACTGCTTACTACTGGGGCAACAATCTTATCTACCCCTAATTGTATAAAAGGATAGTCAAAAATGGTAGCTAAATATTGCTTATTTAACCCTTTTTCAAGGTAAATATGGCAAGTTACCGACTTTTTATTAAAATCCTCATACCAAACTACTGCTTCTATTTCATCTTTAACCCAACCAATTGTTGTGGAATTTTCGGGTGTCCATACCATGTTTAACTTTTGGGCAATAAATGGCCCTAATAAATCTTTTTCAAAACATAGCACTACAGCACTCCACCTTTTTCCATTACATAATCGGTTGATGCCCAATGAAACTCAATACCTTGCGATGCCACATTCAAGTTGATAGAACCGCTAAATCCAAGTCCGTTGACCCCTTGCCACAATCTAGTGACCACAAGATTACCGCCCCAGTTAGCGTTATCCCATAATGCCGTGTCCCAAATACCTGCATCCAATGTAGATGGATTAAAGGCTATCTGATTGGTAAGCGGTACTGTGTCAAAATCCGTGCTAATACCGCATAAAACGGTCGGTAAGCCATAATTTGTCTGTAGTATAGGGCGAACTAGGGTAAAGCGTTTAAGCTGTCCCCTGCTGTTAAAATAGCTGTAGGCTTGCTGTGCGTTTGCAACAATGTTTGATCCAGCATCAGAAGTGTCGGAATAAAATTGGGCAACAAACCCGTTACCGCCAAAATAAATCTTGTTGTCTGCCGCTACTTCCCAACATATAGCGTTTACCCCAGTAAATCTAGCCCAAGACTTTGTAATGGTGTGCATTACATATTGCTCATATCCTGTGCCTACAGGAATATTCAAAATGAGCATATTTTCACTAGCAAAATAATTGATTTGCCAGCCAAATTCAGCGTAAAAATTGGTAGCCGCTTGGCTTACAGCATAAAAAATCTTGTCGGTTAGGTTAATACGAGGGTCTAAGCGTGAAGATTGCAGAGCCGCAGACATTGGCACTAAACCATCTTGGGTTAGTAGCAATAAATCACCGCCAAACTTAAAGAAACAGCGTCTAGCAAAGGTTTGACCCATCTGCCATACACCAACTTCAGACCAAGCATTAGGATCGCTAGGGTTTGTACCCTTGTAAACAATAACTTCGCCCATGCTGGTAACAAAAGCGGATAAGTCATCTACTCCATAACCAGCGTCTAATGTCCAAGTACCCATTGCTTGCAGGTAACCGCCTGAACGAGCAATAGCACCTAATGGAAAATCTAATGCCGCACCACCGATGGATTCAACAGGCAAATACCAAAAAGTCATGCTGTTCTTTTGCACAAAAAACAATCTGTTTTGGCACATATTGATATTAATTAGCGTGTTGCTGTTTACGCCTGTGATGCCTAGAACGGTATAACTTCCAACTACGGTGGCATTAGCCGCAGGTGCGGTAGCCATTGTGTAGGTAAAGGTTGAAGCACCTGTTACGGTAATAGAGTAAGTTCCGTTGTAATTGGCTTCGGTAGCACCTGAAATGGTTACACGGTTAGTAGATGCCAAACCGTGCGGAGAAGCTGTAGTTACAGTAGCGGTAAGATTACCTGTTCCGCCCCTTGTAATGGTTGAAATAGTCTGTGCGGTGGTGGTAGTAGCCATTCTGTACCAGCGTGTACCATCATAAATAATAGCTGGGTCTGTGCCGTTTACAGCTATTAAAAAGTTGCCACCATCGGTACTAATCATGCAATGTTGAAATTTGCTGTTAGTTAAACCTGTTAATACAGAAGTAGCTGTAGAAGTTGATGCGTTATAAATAACCCCGTTTGCAATAGCAAATAGCGTGTTTGTGCCGTTGTAATTAGCGTAATTCATCAGGGTTTGAACTTCCCCTGTGATCCCAATAGAAGTCTTTGTATAACCTTTTCTGAGGGTTACATCGGTAGGCGTAGGGAAAAAATTAACTAACTGAACCGCATCTAAAGGGTTCATTTCAGCTAACGAATCCCTAGCGTTCCAGCCCCCAATTGGGGAAGCTAGAGAAGTAGTTGTGGCTGTAAACTTCTTAGAAACAGCCATTATTAAGACCCGTAGCCAGTATCAGGAATATTAGCCCAACCAATAAGCACGGCACTTGGAGCAGGTGCAAATGATAGGGTTGCTGATCCTTTATCGTTAGCTTTAGCTATGTTCAAATAACGCTGGTAATCTTGTTGCAACGCAGTAGTATCAAAGGACTTGATTTGGAAGTATTTGAGTTTAGTCAGCAATACAATGATTGCGTCATCTAATACCGATGTATCTGTATCAACAGTAAAGCTATTCTTTACAGCATCAGCCGCACTTCTTACCCAACCTTTAGAGCGATACTCAAACCCTAAATACTCTTGGGTGTTATATGGTGGCCATATTTCAAACTTGTTGCCAAGAATACGCCAACGAACCCGTGGGCCTGTTGAGATATAGCCTGATTTAAGCCATTGCCATTGCTGTGCATCGACTGGGCCAAGCATTTGCCAATGTTTCGTCTTATCCCAATGAGTATTGTCTGTGATGGTTTCGTAATCAGACGGCAACGGATAGATGGTCTTGCTAAAAGTAACAGAACCAGCTATGGATGTTGCTGACGCTAATTGAGTAGTTGTTAAACTAGCTGAAGTAAGAACTTGATCAACATAGGTATCTTGGGGAATTGATGTCCCCACAATGGAATAGGTGTTATCAAGACCTGCGGTACTAGGAATGTTGTTAAGTAAATAAGTCCCATTCGTAGTGTTGCAGGTCGTGGTTATTGCATTTGTATAAAACCGATATTCCAACTCCAATGCTTGCCAATCGTGTTCCTTAATTAAGTCATACCCAGCACGATTCATTAACGCAAGAATTTGCTGCACATCTTGGTTAGTGTTTCCTGCTACATAAGTAGGTACGGCTAAGTTAAGTTCAGCGGTAACTTGCTGGACTAATTCAAGCATTGTTGATGACATATTAGGCTTCCTCTGTGGCTACCGCTTTCTTACGGGGTTTCTTTTCACCAACAGCGGCAAGTATAGCGGCCATTTGATCTTGCATTTGAGCCAGCTTTGCATCTGTTTCTGCCTTTATTTTAGCAGTTTCTTTGTCTTTTTTGGCAAGTTCTTCTTTCAAAGCGTTAATTTCACTTTCACGCTTGTCTGTTTCTGCCGCATTGGTGGCTAGATTTAAAAATGCCTTTGCCTTATCACGGAACGCATAAGGTGACATTCCTGCCGCCATACCCATACGCTGTAATTGCTGATCTGAAGCATTTGCAATAGATTCAATAGTGTGAAACTTCATTGCTCGCAGTTCTTCAGCTTGGCTTTTTGATACTAAAGGCCATTCTGCTACAGGTGTTCCAACCACTTCCTCATCGTTTGCACCCTGTCTATTCATGTAATTAGCCCATTGAATAGGAAAACGGGTTTTATGACTAGCTAGGGCATAAGTGTCAATTTCGGTTAAAGAATCACCAGCTACGCAAATTTGGACAAAATCAAAGTCTTTAAAGATTGGTCTGCCAGCATCCATTGATTCTTGTTCTTGATGTACTGATCGCTTGTAAAAGCGTACTTGTAATCGGGAATCCGCATTGTTTTGATCTGAAGGTAAAGCCATTTTTAAATCTCCTCAAGGTATTAAGGTAAAAGGTTAAAGAAAAAAGGGGTCAGCCTTGTGAGCTAACCCCTCGTTTTTACTACATTTTAGCGTTTTAAGCTAATCAAACAGAAGCCTTGCTAAACCAACCATAATCGCCTGAAGCCATTGAAGCACCTGACAAATATGTGCCTGTCGCACCCAAAGTTACTTGGAATGTTGAAGCATTAATGATGCAAGTTGCAGAAGAAGTTGCAATTGCTACACCAGCTTGTGCAAAAACATAACGAAAACCTGTGTTTCCAAATGTTTCAGCACCGAGTGGGCCAAAGGTTGAGATTGCTGTGCCAGCAGAGTTTGTATTTGTGTTAGCCACATTATTCAAATCTACGCCAGCGATGGGGAGAACGGTATATGCCATGATAATTTTCCTTTTCTATGGATATGATTAAGCCGTACCAGTCAAGATACCTTGCAATGAAGCATTAGAGCAAGTTAAATTACCTGCCCAACCATACAGCTTCACGATTGCATCTTGATTGATAGATTGACGCTCGCCACCAATAGGAACGAAATTACGCTCTTTATGTGGGCGTAGGAACATATAGTTAGTGTTCAAAAGATACATATACAATGCGTTCTCTTGAGCACCAATACCGCCACCTAATACCACATCAGCAGACATACCGCCACCGTAGAACTTCAATGATGCAAAGCCAGCCGCACCTTCTTCAACACCAGCAATACGCTGAATAGCTTGCAAAGAAGCAACATAGCGTTGATACAGAGTGTTACCTGAAACAATTAAATCCACTTTGTCTGTGCCACGAACAGATTTGATAGCGGCAGAAGTCATAGCGGCTTGAATCAATGAAGAAGAATCCGCACCAGTAGAAGATTGGTTCTGCCAAAACGCCCAGTTTGCACGGTTAATGCCACCGTACGTGCCAGTCGTATTTGAAACGGGAACCATAGCGGCCAATCCAGTTATGTTTTTTCCGCCATTACCAGTACCATCGCCATAAATGTCACCTGAAATACGGTTTAATAAACGGGCTTCAGAAACTTGCATACGACCATCTAAAAGGTCAATGATTGCTTCTTTGGAACTGTTTTGCAACATTTCTAGACCACTCATTGTTACAGAATCAGCATACTGAGTAATGCTGAACTGAGCCGCAGAGATAGGGCTATCAGGAGTAATATCCAATACTTCGTAACCGCTATATGAATTAGCGTTATTAGTATTTGGATCGTTGTACATAATTTCCTCGCTCGGTTGTTACAAGCCGATCCCAGCTTGGTGTAGTCGTTTCTGTTCCGCTACACTCTTAGACTTAAATTACATCAAGTTATATCTAAGGTCAGACTATCGCTCCACCAGTTCTTGGTGTTCTCTCGTTTAGTCGTTCACGGTGGCTTTCGCCTTCCGCCCTGTTGTCCCCTTCGGGAGTTCCAAGTCAATTAGAGAGAATTCTCACATCTGCGTTCAACGGCAGAGTGACCCCATCAATTAAGGATTACATTTCCGCCACTAAATGGACGGACATTACCCTTCGAGTTAAGTCTTTGCAAAATTGCATTGTTTTGTGTCAAGTTATCAGCCAATACTCCGCTACGACTTTGAATGGTGGTAGCGATAATATCGGTGATTGCTGAGTTAGCAAATGCCATGATATTTCCTTTATTAAATTAAGTTAAACCCGACCACCCTCGGCATCGGCTAAAGAAGCCAATAATAAGGATCGTCTATCCTTTGCATCTGTCTTAGACACTTGACCGCTAGGAGTAACGGATCGTGGACTAACAGCAGTTGCTTTAGCTTTTGCTACTTGCTGTGCCTTAGACGCTTGGGTATTAGCTGATTTCAGGAGTTTATCCTGCTCTAGCTTGTACGCTTCGTCATTCATACGCACCGCTTTGGCATAAGCCGATTCTAGGTCTTGGGCTAAACCTCGCTCAAGTAATTGAGCCATATCCTCCCTTACCATATCAAAGTGCGGAAACCGCTCTTTGTTACTACTTACCCGATTAATTTCATTACTTAATCGAGCATTTTCCTCTTGCTCCCGAATCTGTGACAGTTGAGCAACTTGTTGCTGGGTAGCTTGAAGTTGCTGCATTAACTGTTGCTGATACGGGTCAACATACGCCTGTTCAGGCATCTGAAGTGCATCTTGGTTTAATTGTATTCCATAATCTTGTGCAAGTCTATTAAACGCATTTAACTTTTGCTCTTGAGTTCCGTTGGCTAAAGTGTAATGTGCTCGACCTAAGTTATTGATCCATGCGGCAGGATGAATACCATGCTTTTGAAGCTCAGGAATAAACGGGCCAATCGCTTGTGTCAATTCTCTAGCATTGTCAGCTTCAGCTTTGTAGGCAGATACACCTTTTTTGTACTCTGCTTCACGCTGATTGGCATATTCAGCAAATTTAGCAAATTCCGCTTTATCTAGCGGTTTACCTTCTTGCATTTTGTCCCAAACATCCCTGTATTCCTTTTTCCAAGTAGTAGGGCGTTTTATTTGTTCTTCATTAGCATCACTAGCTTCATTAGCCAATTCGGGTTCTTCAACGGTATCGTCTGTGCTACTGGCTTCTTCGGCATTGCTTTTGAAACGACCCTTTTCGTCACGGTTGTTGCCTTCTTCGCTACTGTCGTTGCTTTCTTCAACTTCGGCTTGGATTGGATCTTCATTTACCTCTATCTCCTTTTCGATTGGTGCTTCTAAAGTGCCTTCTTCGGCTTGGTCTAATGCGGCTTCTAGCAATTCTCTGCGGTCATCTGACATGGTGTTCCTTATCTGTAATTAAGTTTGGAGTAGGTAATTTCCGCAATTTGACGCTTACGGGCTTCTTGTTCTTTGCGGCTAAATTCAACCTTTTTTTGCTCTAATGGCACATCATTGCCAATTTCAATGCAGTTATTACGCTTAAGGTTCTCACGGTGCTTAGAACGACTAGAAACCCAAGTGCCGTCTGCCATGCTGATGTGACCCTCAATGTCAGGAATAACCACAGGGGCTACCCTAGATTTCATAGCTACTTTGTCTTGCCAAGATGCTTTGGCAGCTTCTTCACCAATAGTCGGTGTCCACCATTCAAGGAAAAATTCCTCATCAGTTTTCTTGGTTTCTATGTGATTTCCTTCGGAATATCCGCATTTTGGGCACAGCATTACATTCTCCTTATGATGTCGGGTAATTGGTCGTATTCACTAGGTCTAAGTAGGCAAATGCTGTCATACCAACGGGCATTTTTCCACCGCCAGCATACAAATTCTTCTTTTGGCAGTAAAACTACGGTTTTTATCCCCAAAGCACCAGCAAGGTGGGCTGTTCCCGTGTCAACAGTCACAATTCCCTTCATAGCCTTCATGTGTGATGCAGTTTGCACCCAGTTTTTCTTCCATCCATCGTTAGGAAGTGGGTGAAATAGGCCATCAGAGTTAGGATTTAGACTATAAGCGTCATCCCCGACCAATTCAGCCATGTGCCGATGGTCTATAGATTTGATGTAATACAGAGTTTGCTTGGATGCTTCCCAATTTACCCCAATTTTGGGTGGAATATTGCTAGGAATAGCGTGTAAATAGCCTTCTGAACCCACAATCTTGTTCCGTGTTACAGGAAACATAGACTTAACAATAGGGTGCATCAAGCTAATGTAATAAGGCAATGACATTGAGCCAATCCAGTAATCAGATTGGGTAGCCATACCCTCACTTAAATCGTTGCTAAACACATCTACAGCGTGAATTTGACCTAAAAGGTGGTGTAATGTGCTTTCTTGCAAAACAACGACCCTAGACGCTCCTAAAGCCTTTAAAGCAGGTAGGAAACGGGCAAACATAATAATGTCCCCAAAACCTTGCTCCATCTGTACGGTAATGGATTTACCCATAAGGGGTTCACCTCTCCATACAGGCATTTTTAACGCAGGGGCGTATGGCTGGGCTTGTTTGGCAATAATGTCAGGATGCCAGCGGTATTCAAATCCTCTAAAGCCAGCTTCATATCTGCCAGCGTGTAGGTGTTCGTAAGCTAATTTATATTGGCTATCAGCGTCTAGTGCAGTAGTAGTAATAGTGCAACCTCATCGTCTAGTTCCTCTAGGCGTTTGGCTTCCATTACCCTCAATTGCTCTTGCATAAGAGCCTGTTGGTGTCTGATCGCTACCGCTTCAAGGATGTTATTCCGTTGTCTTTCAAGGTAGCTTATAGACCGCTGTAATTCTTGTGTATCGACTGACGGTATATCAGCTTTAACCTCTTGAATTGATTTTACTTTAGATTGCTTAACTTTTGCAACAGGCGTTGGATCAATCTGTTCCTTAAACGCTTTCTTACGATCTGCATTTGCGTCTTTGACGGATTGTTCTAGCTTACGCTGTCTTTCTGCTATCTTTGCGGATAGCTTGCGTAATCTCTTTAAATCGTCAGCTGTCCAAGAAGCATCATCACCCCCAGCAAGATTATTAGTAGGGGTGGGGGCTACATAGACCTGAAATGCGTTATTTTGAAACGCATTAGCTTGGAAAGCTGTTTGAAACATTAGCCTACCAAAGCCTTTACTTCATCTTGGGTAAGGCCTAATGCTGCTAGTTTAGCTAGTGCAGAAGCCTTTGCAGTTATTGGAACTTGAATTGCATCAATAATGGCTTGTTTTTTAGTTTCATTAACTACGACTTTGCCCCCTACTAATTCCCAAGCATCAAAATAAGCGTTGTCTGTAGGAAGTTTGCCATCATCAATAATCATTGCACCAGCAGGACAATCTTTAACCAATACTTGTTCAATCGGTAATTCGCCTGTTGGGTAAGTTACTGATACTCCACCATTAGAATTTGTGTAAATAATTACTTGTGCCATGCTTTATCCTTATGAACTAAATACAGAAGCATAAACAAATTGCTGGTCTTGTAATGCTGAATCTGCTGAGTTAGTAGATTGAATGTAAAAAATTGATACTGTTGGAGTTCCTCCATTAGCACCAGTATTTGTATTTACAACGCATCTTCCATTACCTGATGAACTACTTTCTCCGCTTAATCCTAAAGAAATTGCGTAGTTTGCGTTAGGCATTGCAGTAGTAAAAGAAATTCCATATCGACCAGTTGTATATCTTGTAACACTACTTACATTGTATGAACCATTAATTGCACCGCTTGAACCAGTAAAGTTTACCCATGCTTTACATAATTGACTTGTAGAACCAGTTAAACCAGCTACACTTTGCGTACTAGCGTTGTTAAATGTTAGACCATTAGTCCCATCAATAATCATTGACATTATGTGTTCTCCGCAGGTTCAGGAGTGTTTCCCTCAGCTACCCATTTTAGGTAGGCTTGGTAGTCTGTGTTGTCAGGGTCGAATGGAATATAAGTTTTTCCTAAAAATACTCCAATAGGCTGATTTTCAGAATTATTGTGTAATTTATACATAATTATAGTTCCGCACTAAATGTAAATCCTGTTGCATTTGATGGACCAAATATATTTGAAGCTGCACCAGCAGTTCCACCTGATGACCAAGTTCCTACTAAATTAATATTGTTTGTAGCAGTTTGTCCATTTTGCATTGATAGCCCTGTAACAGTATAGTTACTGCCATTTGATAAATCTTGTGCAGTAAATGAATTTAAAGTAACACTAGGAGTTGAACGCATGGTAACTTTAAATGGATAACTAAATTGCACTTGACCGCCAGTTCTTATGCCACCAATAATAGATTCAGATTGACTTGTTATCCCATTTTGAAAATACCTTTGGCATAATTGCAATTCGGTAGTGTATTGACGATACTCAAATCCAGTAGCATTGCTTCCTACTTCTAGTTGAACACCAGTAATGTAGAAAGTTGCTCCGTTTGTAGCAATCCAATTTGT